CGATAAAATTTACAACGTATATCGTCCCGAAAGCGAATTATCAAACCCTGAAACGATTGACTCATTTAAATTAGTTCCGTGGACTGACGAACACGAAATGCTGGGCAAAGAATCAGACGGATTAATGCCCGCTGAGAAAAAAGGTATACATGGTGTGATCGGACAAGACGTGTATTTTGAAGACGGATATTTAAAAGCGAACCTAAAAGTATTTTCAGAAAAATTAGCGAAACTGATAGACAGTGAAAAAAAAGAGCTATCTATCGGCTATAGGTGCTTGTATGAATTACGACCAGGGGTGTACAATGGCGAAAGATACGATGCTATACAAAAAGAAATTCGTGGAAATCACTTAGCGTCAGTTCCAGAGGGACGTTCGGGGAAAGATGTTGCAGTACTGGATCATTTTAAATTTACGCTAGATTCAAAGGAGCTTAAGAACATGGCAGATAAAGAGTACGAAAAAGATTTAGATAAGCAAGAAGAAATTCAAGACGAGGAAATGTCTCTTTCTGAATGCGTGAACATGGTTAAGGAACTTGCTAAAAAAGTCGAAGGCATGATGAGTGCAAAAGACGATGAGAACGAAGAGCTTTCAGAGAAAGCCGCACACGAAGGTGATGCAGAAGAAAGTAATAGCCGAAAAGATTTTGTGACTAAAGCAAATATTGAGGGCGATGAAGACACTTCTCGTGAAGAAGAAATGTCACAAGAAGATAAGAAAGGTCGCGGCATGGACACTAAAAGTTTGCTTCGCGAAATCTCATTACGAAATAATTTAGCTGATCGTTTGTCGCGGCATATCGGAACGTTTGATCACGCGGATTTGACATATAGCGAAGTAGCTAAGTATGGGATTCGAAAATTAGGATTAAATTGCAAAAAAGGCCAAGAGTCTGCAATGCTTGAAGGGTATTTAGTCGCAGCAACTAACGCTAAAGTAGTTCCGTTGCACGCAACTGATGAGAAAATTGCATCGTCAGGTGTTGACGCGTATTTGAAAAGGAGTAAATAACGATGGGTTTTCAATCAACTGTGAGTTTAGTGCAAGGCTTCGGCGTTCCCGGCGAACAATTCAGCGACAGTCCATGGAGAGCACAGAGTTTCTCTATCAACTCAGCGAGTGCCGCTTACAATATAATCGGTGCGACAGCATGTACAGTGACATCACAAGGTGTTTGCCAAGCCGGTAGCGGCGGCACGCTAGGCTATGCAGGTATTCTTGCAGCGCCGAAAGAAGTTGCGTTGTTCGGTACGAGCGGTTCGCCTTTATCTCCTACTTTGACTGTTCCCAATTTTACACAAATTGAATGTATGACGATGGGTCAGATAATTGCAACTTTGCCTGCGTCTGCAAGCATCGGCGACTGGGTCATATTCGATAACACCACAGGTGCGCTTTCAACTGTTGCGCCGACTACTTCTCTTCCAGGCGGTAAATCGTGGGCATATGCAGTAGTTGATAACTTTACAGTGACTGCCGCGAGCGGAGTTGCGTTAGCAGTTCTTACTCTAAACCCAGGCATTGGCGTTCCGACCTAATCATTTTAAGGATGAAAAAATATGTTAAATAGACGCGAAGAGGGGCACTACATTTCTCCCCGAAAAATCCATGCATATGACGATTTTGATGTTAAAGAATATCGAGGTTTAAAAAAACTCGGTATTAATTTAACTGATGGGTCAGTTAGACAGCTGATGGAAAGACACAAGTATGCAGCGGATACTTTGCAACCAACTGTCACAGTTGGAAGCATCGGCACACCAGTGCAATTTTTACAAAATTGGCTTCCTGGTTTTGTATTTATTGTGACTGCTGCGCGAAAAATAGATAACTTAGTCGGGATGATGATAAGCGGTTCTTGGGAAGATGAACAAGTAGTCCAAGGCGTTATGGAGCGCACGGGTTCTGCGGTACCTTACGGTGACACAACCAATGTGCCCATGGGCAGCTGGAACGTAAATTACGTGTATCGATCCGTTGTGCGATTCGAAGAAGGTTTAAAAGTAGGGAATTTAGAAGCAGCACGTGCAGCACGTCAGTTAGTAGACGATGCAGGCATGAAACGTGAAGCAGCTGCACTGTCTTTAGAAATCATGCGTAATAACACCGGTTTTAACGGTTTTAACGGCGGTAATAACTTGACATACGGATTTTTAAATGATCCGAATGAACCCGCGTATGTGCAAGTTGCGACAGGCGCTAATGGTTTTACTTGGTCTGTTAAATCGTTCTTAGAAATTTGTAACGACATTCGTACTGCGATTCAAACATTACGTAACAATTCACAAGATACGATTGATCCGGAAAATGTCGATTTAACTTTAGCAGTTGCAACAGGTTCTGTTGACTATTTAACGACTGTTACTGACTTTGGTATTTCTGTTAGAGACTGGTTGACAAACGCGTATCCGCGTTGCCGTGTTGAATCTGCACCTCAGCTTAATGCTGCGCATTCTTCGGATAATGTTTTTTATCTTTACGCAGAGCAGATTAACGACATGTCCACAGATGGCGGCCGAACCTTTTTACAAGTTGTGCCTACCAAGTTTCAAGTTTTAGGTGTGCAGCAACTTGCTAAGGGATACGAAGAAGATTACTCAAATGCGACTTCAGGCGTAATGTGTAAACGTCCGTACGCTATGGTTAGATACTTTGATATCTAAAACATGAGGTGCTAGATGACATTCTATGTTTATTCGAAAGCGGATAGTGATTCATACTATTGTAAGTATGCTAAAGATCGTATCGAGAAAAAGGTATTGATCAAAGCAGGCTTCGACGTAGATAAAAAAAGATATAAAGAAGGCGTCTTAACGATTGTCAGTGATGAAGACATGGTAATTTTAAAAGACAATAAATCTTTTATGCGACATGTTGAGAACGGTTTTATCACTTATTCTAAAGAGAGTCCGGAGAAAGAATTATGACATACTACGTGTGTTCAACCGCAACTAACAGTACTTACTATTGCATGTATTACCCGACCGAAAAAGGTCAAGGTCTTAATCGCATTCAAAAAAGAGTGTTGATCAATGGTGGTCACGGTGTCGCGAAAAATGCAGATAATGTAGGTATTTGGACTCCGAATGGCGTGACTACGGCTGTAAGCGATGAAGACATGGCGTTTTTACAACAAAATGAAACTTTTATGCGACACGTTAAAAAAGGTTTTATCACCTTTTCTAAAAAACAAAAGTCTGAAGATAAACTTACGGAAGATATGAACCCGAAAGATCGATCGGCTCCCTACACTATGAGCGATTATGCAAGAGGGGACTATTCAGAAGATGAAACGCCAACACTTAAAAGAATCAAGATAGTATGACGACGATAGTTTTTAACTATTCTACGTTTATCGCATTGTTTCCAGCGTACTCTAACGCAGCGAAGTATTCACAAAATACTTTGCAAGCGTTTTGGAACAGTGCGATAAATTACGTGTCGGATATTGATGGGTGTGGAAATGTTCAAGGTGATACTCGAGATTATGCAATCAATTTGATGACTGCGCATTTAACGTATATTTCCGATTTGATAGCTTCGGGAACGATACCGTATCTTGTGCAAAACTCGACAATTGATAAAATAACCGTGGGATTAACACCCCCGCCTTTGAAAAACCAATGGCAGTGGTGGCTATCAACCAGTCCTTACGGGCAACAGTTGCTAGCATTGTTACAAGTTAATTCAGCAGGTGGGTTTTATATAGGGGGCAGCGCGCCTCGCGCAGCATTTGGATATCAAGGTGGCTCGCTATGGCCGTCGAATTAAAACGCATAGAAAGTGTCATAAAACGGACTATATTAAATTCCGTTAAAAACATATCGGATAAAGCGGTGAAAGTAGGTTGGATAAATAAAGCAACATACGCGGATACGAATGTAACAATAGCAGAAGCGGCAGCAACTAATGAATACGGCAACCCTTTTAAGCATATTCCTGCGCGATCATTTATGCGCACAACGATCGTAGAGCAAGAGAATGTGTGGCGTTCTCAACTAGAAAAAGACGCGATAAATATTATTCACGGTCAGATGACAATTGAAAATTCGCTAGAAAGAATAGGTTTAATCGCAGCGGGGGATATACGTAAAAAAATAGCGGAAATATACGAACCGCCGTTAAGCCCGGTCACTATTTACAATCGTTTGCATCGAAAAAATAATAAAAAAACGATAGGGGCGCTAGACAAGCCACTAGTAGACACGGGTGTAATGTTAGGTGCTCTGACGAGCAAGGTAGAATCAGTATGATACCTGGTCAAAACATTTTAAAAATGGCACTCAGTGTTATAGCGAAACAAACAGTTTTATACTATAAATTCGCGGGTCGATCGCTTAACGCTGTAGGGCAAGACGTGACAACGTATTCCAGCCCGTTTGTAATTGTTGGCAGTTTTCAACCCGTGCCTAAAAGATTATACGCGCAGTACGGACTAGATTTTCAAAAATCGTACTATACATTCTATACATCCAATCCGATTTTAGATGTTGAAAGAAAAGTTTCAGCCGATCAAATCGCATATAACGGACAACGTTTTCAATGCGAATCGAATACGGATTGGTTTAGCATTGACGGTTGGAAAGGTGTTTTATGTGTGTTCCTAGGTCAAGACACCGGTAATAAATCTATATTCGGTTTCTCAGCTAATAACCAGAATTTCGGTAACGGTGCGTTTGCATCGGCGGAAACTTAATGGCCGTTAAAACAGATAATCAGCTATATCAAATTATTTTGCCGATTATAAATAATGGACTGGTAGCGGATGGATTCAAAAACGTTTTAGTAAAGCAAGCTAATCAGCCGACACAACAAGGCGTTCCTAATTCTCCTACCGTGTTTATCACTAAACTTGCAGATAAAAGGTACGGATTTTTAGGACGATTAAACGTATATGACGAAATAGCGAGTACGATAACGCATACGGAAACTCAGTATTATGAGACAACGTATCGAATTTCAGGCTTAGTACTTCAATATCCGAACGTCATATCTAACTATACAGCCGCTGATTTGATAAAGGAAGTGTCAAGCATAATGCAAAGTGATAATACTCGCGATATACTCAATGCATCAGGAATTGGAATTTTAAGAATTAAGGATATTGTTAATTCGTATTTTACAGACGACAAAGATAATTTTGAAGCGATACCTTCGTTTGAATTTACACTAACATATCTAAACACACGTGTTAACAGCGTGCCGATTGTAAATACTTATGTAGTAGACATTGAAGGAGTTTAAGAATGACTATATCGTTTAATCGATATGTGAATATCGTGTCAGGGATCGGCGCAGGCGTCACGGTTGCGCAAAGAGAATTAGTTGCACGTCTATTTACAAATAACCCGCTTTTACCTCCACAGTCTTTCATTTCATTTACCACTGCTGCTGAAGTGGCGAGCTATTTTGGATTTCAATCAGAAGAATACCAAAGATCGTTGTTTTATTTTTCGTGGATTAGTAAAAACACTACAACGCCACAATCGATTCAATTCGCAAGATGGGTAAATGTTGCGTGTGCTCCGCGAATCTATGCGATCGCAGGAGTTACTCAAGTTTTAGCAAATTGGACAGCCGTAACCTCGGGTTCGTTTGTTTTAACTATGGGCGGTTTTACCTTTACGCTTTCGGCTTTAAATTTTTCAGCAGCAGCAAGTCTGGCAGCGGTTGCAACTGTGATTCAAACTGCAATACAAGCAGAAACGGGCGGTGGCGCGTTGTGGACAAGTGCGACTGTTACGTATGATTCAGTGCGTGGCGGATTTGACCTAGTAGGGGGTGCAGCAGGTGCAGCAGTTATTAACGTATTATCCGGCGGTGGCGGGACTGACATTACTGGTTCTGGCTTTTTGGGTTGGCTGCCTGAACAAACCGGAGTGGATGGATCGTATATTAGCGGAGGCGCGATTTGGGCTAATGGATCTGCTGTTGAGAGTGTTACGCAGACTTTAACAAATTCAGCAACTGCATCTAATAATTTTGGTTCATTTGGTTTCTTAACAAATTTAAATGTCACAGAGCAAAATGTTATTGATGCGGCAAACTGGAACAAAAGTCAGAATGTGCTATACATGTATTCGCAAGCAGTATCGGTTGCTAATGCGAGCGCGTGGGCAACTGCACTTGCGTCGATCGGCGGCGTGGGATTGACTTTATCTCCGTCAATTACTTTTCAACTGACCGGTACTTTAACATCAAGCTCTAATCAAGTTACTAATTTAACATCTAACGCTAATGTCACAGTTGGCATGCCTATTGCTGATGCAGCGAGTGATTTGCCAGCAGGAACAATCGTAACGGGATTGATAGGCACCACAGGATTAACGCTATCTAATAATTCGTCTGGAACTTCTACGGAACTTCTAACGTTTAGCAGTTTGCAATTTCCTGAAATGTTTCCCGAAATGATCATGGCTGCAACTAATTATAGCGCTTTTAATTCCGTGCAAAATTATGAGTTTCAACAAGTGGCAGGATTAACGCCGAGTGTTGCAGATGATGTAGATGCTAATGCATATGATGCGTTACGGATTAATTATTACGGTGTTACACAAACTGCGGGACAGTTGATTGCGTTTTATCAAACCGGCGTGTTGATGGGTCTGGCAACTGATCCAGCTGATATGAATGTTTATGCGAATGAAATTTGGCTGAAAGATGCAGCGGGCGCGCAAATCATGTCGTTGCTGTTGAGTCTCGGTCAAGTTCCGGCAAACTCACAAGGGGTTGGATTAATACGAACAATATTGCAAAGTGTTATTTCGCAAGCAATAAACAATGGAACGATCAGCGTCGGTAAAACTCTTAACACAGTGCAGCAGTTGTATATCACATCAATCACGGGTGATCCGCAAGCTTGGTATCAAGTGCAAAACAGTGGGTATTGGTTAGGCGTCGTGATCACGCCTGTTGGCTCAAACCCGATTGTGTATCAAGCGACATATACTTTAGTTTACAGCAAAGACGATGTTATTAGAAAAGTTAATGGCGTACATACCCTAATTTAAAGGATTAGAACATGGAAAATATTTCAGGTTTTGGACTAGTCGTTAGCATTTTAGCATCGAATAGTTTCCCGGTGGGACTACTTATATCAGATTTTGCAGACGATTCTGATCCGTTCGATTTCCCAGTTTTGCAAATTGGCGATAGTGGGATGGGGCTCAACGGCGATTTAGTTGTGTGGCAAAAACCGAATCCGATTAAAGTCACGTTGAATGTTATTCCAGGTAGTTTTTCGGATATCAACTTAGCAATTCTATTAGAAGCGAATCGCACAGGTAAAAATAAATCAAGCGCAAGAGACGTGATTACGATGACGGGCATATATCCCTCAGGAAACATTGTTGTTTTAGAAAATGGGTTTTTAACGGACGGTATGCCTGCAAGTTCAGTCGCAAGTGCTGGACGTTTGAAAACTAAACCCTATAGCTTTAGCTTTGAAAATAGGGTAGGTGGATTATGATTCCCTTACTAGATCCGAAAGAGATAATGATAAAAGATAGCACTTATATTATTTCTAAATTTGACGCTATATCAGGTCGTAAGATAGTAACGCAGTATCCGATGACAGCCGTACCGAAGATTAATACGTACTCTGATAACGAAGCGATTATGCTTGAGTTAATGTCTTTTGTTGCAGTTAAAATAAATGATGCGCCTTTTAGACTAACGACAAAAGAATTAATTAAAAACCATGTGCCTGACTGGGAAATTTTAATGAAATTAGAATCTGAAGTGTTGGAGTATAATTGCAGTTTTTTGCAAAACGGGCGCCTCTCGAATTTATTCGACGATTTCGCCCTGAGAGTCCAACAGTGGATTTTAAAAACGTTGACGGCTTCATCGGCGCAATCGTCAGTTCCGGAAAAGCCACCCTTAACGAATTAAAAA